CAACTCTTTTTCGACAAGATATTCAAACGGCAACGCGAGATGCTCAACAGTTGTTTCGCTCTTACGGCGAACAGCCCGCCGCTGTTCAACTCATACTCACAGACATGGCCTATAATCTAGGACTTAACCGCCTAAGTCGTTTCCCTAAATTCCGCGCAGCTATTGAAGCAAAGAACTACCAAGAAGCTGCTAAAGAACTCATCGACTCAAGATGGTATGAACAAGTAGGCAACCGTTCAAAGAACCATGTTCGAACGCTTCAAGGCCTCTAGACCTCTAGGCCTAGTTTGTTTGCTGTGCGTCACCTGACCGCGTTTGACCGAAGCCAGTTTTTGTTGTCGAAGAACTTGCGGGACTGCTTAACCCATTACCACCAAAACCTGTTCCCGACGAACCACCCACGCTACTGCCTGGACTAGAGCCACCAGCCGAACCAGCCGACTCTTGAACAGCATCTCCTGCAATAAATCTTCCTCTTGCAAAACTTAGGCCTGCATTAGACTGAAGACTTGCTGCATATGTAGAAAGTATGTAGTCATTGAACCACGAGTTTGAGTTCCAGCTACACGGTATAAAACCCCTCGCCACCCAGTCATCAATATGAGCCCTAGCCTGTGGCGAGTCCTCAAAGGTAATTTGATTAGCTTTGCCCTGAAAACAAACATGCATCATAGTTTTATCGGGGTCTACTTCCCAATAAGGCCATGACCTTTCGTTTGGTCCACCCTGATTGAAATGTTGCTCCAAGAATAACCAAGGAACTAACTCAGTAAAAGCAGGGTCAGGCAATCGACCTTCTTGTCCATTAGGTAAAGTAACATCGATTTTTGGAAAAGCTTCGCCCGCAGAAACAATGCCCTGACTCCAAAACAAGCGAACCAAAGCTGGATAACTTTCTCTGTTGTTTGTTGCAGCAGATGCATCAAAATGCACCTCTTTTATACCTGCCTTTATCCATTCATTAAGATTGCAATGAAACTGTTGTATATCTTCTCTGTCTATATAGTTTGGCAATCGTGTTTCATTCATTTCCCAAATTGAACAGTTTGGGGGCAATCTGTAGCCTATGTAAATACCGAAGCTCAGTAATGGCCTAGTGGCAAGATAGTCTTTCAATATTGTTTGAACACCTTCTTGCTTCTCTTCTGTTATTGTCTCCCAGCACATACTAGGAACGAGGCTACCACCTTGCGGGGCACCCATTGGTCTGTTGACCCAAATCCTTCGCCAGCCCGACTGGTATAAATCTTCAATTCTATCAATAAGGTTCTGTATAGCATCAGGCCCACGGAACCAGCATGGTTGACCATAGAAGTCTTCATCGGGATAGCAACTCTGCCCCCATTGCCCGCCAAATGCGTTGATAATATGAACGGGGCGTCGATCGATATCGACGACAAAGTTTCTTTGTGTTGAAGTATTTGGACTTGTCATATAAGAACTTTTGCCACTGTCATTGAGTTTGTCGCATCAGATAAAGCTCTATGCCGTGGACCTATCCATTTACCGCCTTCTCGCTCGACTGCATCCTTGAGATTAGTCGTTACGCCACGAAGGTCAGTGTATAGCTGTTGTAGATTAAGATGTTTTCCGAATGGGCTCTCTATTTCGTGGCGGTCGCAGTCTCTTTCAAGACATAGCGGGTCCCAGTCTCCCCAAGAGGCCCATGATACTTTACGTAAATCCATCGCAAAATCCTCCTCAAACCATGTGGTCATGTCTTCAATTACATCTTTGAGAAGCCTTGCGGATTCAACGTCCTGCTGAGATATCCCTGTTAGCTGTTTGCAAAACTTAGATAGTTTTGGATTGATAACTGGTCGCACGAAAGACTCATACGATGCGAGAATATCGCCTCTGACATTACAGACAATGAAGCCAACTTCGATGACTTCATTATAATCTGGCATGTTGCGATTTTCCCAGCATGTAGCCTCAAGGTCTGCTAGGATGAACATATTCGCCCCTTCAAGCTCTTCGGTAAATCTGGAAACTGTAGCCATACTGATTCTTATTATCAGGTGGATACATATTGTCCTCCACCAGGATCCAGCCTTCGGGAACATCAAAATATGCGTCCCCTTCTATATCGGCATGAATCCTAGTTAGATGAATCGTATCTACCTTATCGAGAAAGAGATTGTAAACCTCTTCCCCTCCAATAATAAAAACCGTATTGTCCATGTCCAGGGCAATGTCCAAAGCTTCTTGAGGGTTGTGGACCACGACGGTTTCGCCGTTAACGAAATACTCGGTATCCCTCGTTAGAACGATCTGGTATCTTCCTTCGAGGTCCGCAGGAATCGACTCATAGGTCTTGCGACCCATAATAACGGGATGACCCATTGTCGTGCTTTTGAATCGCTGCATGTCTGCACGCTGCTTCCACGGCAGAGAGTCCTCCTTGCCAATTACTCCATTATCAGAAGCAGCAACGATTATCTCTATCATACGGCAATCGGAGCCTTGATAGAAGGATGTGGGTCATAGTCAATGACTTCTATGTCATCGATCGTGAAGCGGTCAATGAACTCGACATCAGGATTGAGCTTGATTTTCGGCAACGGTCGCAGGTCGCGAGATAGCTGCAACTGTGCTTGTTCAATATGATTTGAGTAAAGGTGAACGTCGCCGCCGGTCCAAACAAAATCGCCGACTTCAAGGCCGCATATCTGCGCAATCATATGAGTCAACAACGAATACGAAGCTATATTGAAGGGAACCCCAAGGAAGACATCGCAGCTTCGCTGATACAACTGGCAAGAAAGCTTGCCATCTGCCACAAAGAACTGATAAAGGCAATGACACGGTGGAAGGGCCATTTTTGATACATCATTCGGATTCCATGCTGTGACTATATGTCGTCGTGAATCTGGATTCGTCTTGATAGAGCGAAGAACCTCTGCTATCTGGTCAGCGCCGCCCTCGCCGCCAAAGCTACGCCATTGATGACCGTATACAGGGCCAAGGTCTCCGTTTTCATCTGCCCACTCATCCCAAATACTCACTCCATTGTCTTGCAGGTATTTGACATTGGTGTCGCCCTTTAGGAACCAAAGCAACTCGTGAAAGATACTTCTCGTGTGAAGCTTCTTGGTTGTCAGTAGCGGAAAACCTTCACTCAGGTCAAACCGCATCTGATAACCGAAAACGGCCAGAGTGCCTGTGCCTGTTCTATCTGTCTTACTGACGCCTTTATCCAATATGTGCTGGAGCAGTTCGTGATATTGCTTCATCCGCTATGCCTCGCTCAAAAATCGTATTCCTCATCTTCATCGGCATAGGCGTCGTCAATATCGAACTCTTCACTCCATTCATCCTCTTCTTGCTCTTGGTAATGAGCCCAGTCCTCATCGCCAAAATCAAAGCCATCATTTCCGTATTGTGCCATGTAGTTTTTGAAGTCAGCGTCTTCAGCGTCATCCATTGCATCATCAACAAACATATCAGTCATCTTGTCCATGTCTTCTCTCCAGGCATTGAGTTCTTCGCTGATCATGTTCCATCTATCCGTGATACGGGCGCACATGCCCATAATTTCTGTAAACTCATCATCCAACTTGCCATAGTCGGTATCACTAAGCTTTTGAGGGTCTTTACCTTCTATCTTTTGCGTAAATAGTTCAAACCTGCGACGAACGACTAGATGGTCTCGTATATGCTCATCAACCCAGTTCACAAGTTGTTGTGGAGGCGGAAAAAGAGGATGGTCTTTCAGTAGACGCATTTCTTGCTTGATAACTTGAATGAGTTCATCAATAACTGGCTGTCGCTTAGCGATGATTGCAACTGTTGGTTCAAACGAATCGGGTCTGGTCTTCTTTGCTGTCATGATTACTCCATGCGTTGTCGATAGGCTACATAACTTAGTTAGCACTTGCAGTTTTTATTTATCCTGCTAAACGTGTGAAAGAAGGTATCTTTTTTACCTTTTGAGAAATAGCAAATATGAGATGGTACCAAAGAGCCTTACCGACTGTCGGAAGCGTGCTGCCTAACGTAGAAAAAGCAGCCGCCGAAATCTCTGCGCTCAACGGTATCAGTGGCGTATTTGCTTGGGGTTCATTGGCCGAAAACATTACAGATAAAACCTCTTCCATCAAAGATATCGACATTTTGGTTACTTGCGATTTTGACTCGGGCGACTTGTTGGCAATCGAGAAAGGTCCAGCGGGTCCATTCTCTATCAAATCCAGCGAACTCGAAGAAGAAGGCTTCAATCCTCTCGCCGTCGCGTTTACGAAACGGTTCGTGCGAAGCGCAGGCTTTAGAGTTGACTACTGGGCTCTCTCCAAAGACGATAAACTTCTGCATTGGGGGCCAATCACCGACTCTGTTGAAGAGTTCAAGGAACTGCGAAAAGACGCGGAAGAGAAAGTCTCCAAGAAACTTGAACTCGAACGCAAGAACCTGCATAAAGCATCAGCGGCCAAGCGACAAAACTGGCTAGACCAATACACCGAATCGATTCGTAGCTGTGTTGCGTCTGGACCTCTTGGCTGGTATATGGCTTCGGCATCTTCTGAAGAGATTCTCTGCAACGCCGTAAAGCTTTCCTAGTCGATATATACGCTGTGAGTAAACAGTGTCCCATCTGCAAAAGTAACAAAACGAAAGACCTTCGGATACACTTCTATTCGTATCTGCAATGTCAACGCTGTCAGCACGTATTCAACGGCTTTGATGAGAACAAAATCGGCGAGCAACGGCGGCGATATCTCATGCGAATGGAAAAAGTCAATCGTGAGTTTGTCCAGAACTCGCCTACGCAATCGTTCTTTGAAAGACGCAAGAACGAGAACCGAGAACGAAGCGTCACAATCAAACAGTATGCAAACAAGGGCAATCGCATCCTTGAAGCAGATGCAGTTGACGGCAGCCTCGGTAACTGCTTAGAAATCTACGACTACACCGGACTAACCACTCACAAGCAGTTCCGCGAAGATTGGAACGACAAACTTGTTTATGGCTCTATGAAAGATGTTCCCAAGGATGGTCGATTCGATGTCGTGTTCTTCTTTGATTATCTTGAATATCGCTACTGTCCGTTTATGGAAATCGTAAGAGCGATGAACATAGCAAACAAGGTAGTTGCAAGAGTTCCCATCAATCGACATCCCAAGCAGACATACAGAGCATCAACGCATGAGTTCTCATCTCAAAGCGTCCGCAAAATCGCCAGCAAGTTGTCGAGAAAGAATAAAGTAATCGACCGTGCCTATGAAGCGTTGATCATCGTTGAGCCTTAGAAGCGGCCAACGGGAGCCTTGCTTGGCATGTCGTAATCGGGAACGTCGTCACCAACAAGTCCCCATATTCTTTGGTAAAGCTCGCGGGCTGCCTCGTTCGCAGTATCCTGTTCTAGGTTCTGGTCGGGATTCGCAGGAACATTGACCTCGTAGACCATGACGCCACGATAACGTTCTGTCCTGCCTTCAGTAGCCTCAATCTGAGGTTCCACCGGCTCATCCGCTAGCTGTGCTTTGATTTGACGATACCAAGCCATGCAATTACTCCTATCGCTTCTTTTACCAAGATTTGAATAGAGTTCCTTGCAACTGTTTAGAAAATATCATCTTCTGCTATCTCATATTTCCCGTCCCATGACTGTGAGAGATAGAGAGGGTTCTCTTCTGCGTAGAACGTGAGGGCTTCGTCGTAAATGAAATCGATAAGCTCACGATTGCTCATACTACTGTCTGGTGTGGGTATAGGAATGTCCTGTCGCCTTTCCTTGTAGATAACCCATAAAAGGCCTTCAACAAGCTTGGCTCGATAATCGCAGTCTTCGTCTGCTCCTACTTCTCCGATAGCAAATCGTTCTTCGTAGACTCTGGCGAACTCAATGAGCCCTGATACGGCGCACATTTCCGCCTTTTCTTCAGACATAAACTCCATACGGTTCCTCCGTTATCTACTACGATATCGGCTCTTGGAAGATTCGTTTGCAACTATTTCACCAAGGACTATCGGTGTGAATCCACGAAATACACAAGAATGAAAAGACTGTTCAGCCTAATCCAATCTTTTGTGAGAAGAAGGCGAACCCTGTCCTGCGATGAAGACCTCTTCTATATCAAGCTCTACGTCAACGACAGGCACCGTCAACTAATCGAGGGACTCTCAAGATATTACGAGTGTCACGATGCCAACACCATCGGAAAAGCCATTCATACGCTAGCGCTGGTCAGGGATGTCGAAATCTCTGGCAACAGAATAGCGATTGTCATGTATGACGAAGACGGCGAACCCGAAAGCATTTCCCCTGTCAACATCGCTTAAAATATAACGGCCCCATGAATGGGACCGTTATAGTATGCAGGTTGGTTTTCAGATCACGCCGCCTGCTTGGCCGAGTCACACGGCTAGGCTATCTCTGTTTGCCACGGCAGATGCTCTTCTAATCTTTATTTCGCGAGCAAAGCTGCACTTTGGTTTTCCCTTCACAGGAAGCGTACTGCAAGACCTTATAACATTAGCATTAAAAACATACTTCTAGATACGTCACCACATGGGCCGACTCCTTTATTAGGCATGCTATTCCTTTCGTCAGAAATATCGTAACCGACCGAACTTTCACTTTCATGGGCGCAGAAAAAAGCCCCGCCCACACAGGTCTGGTGGAGACGGAGGCCCTATGAGGAGAGCTTGTTTTCAACCTGAGCCGTGATTGCCTTCTTCGATCCAGTCCATCACTTCACCCAGTCGCTCGTAGTCAGCATTGTCCATCATCTCCTTGGGAGTAGCGTAGTCGAAGTCAGGAATAGGCGCTCGATACCAGGCGTCAAAGCTTTCGCTCTGGTAGTATCCACCGTCTTTCATTCGCTCTTTGAGGTCACAAACGGTCCTGATTTCTTTCGCCATCGATGCACGCTGTAGGAGCTTCCAGCCCCTACCCTTCTATTCCGGCAGGTTATACCATCGCCATAAAGTCATCCTCAGAAATCAACGTAACGCCAAGCTTACGAGCCTTGACAGCCTTGCTCGACGTACTTGAGGGGTCAGCAATAACGAGGTAGTCGAGGCTCTTACTCACGCTGGCAACGGTTCCACCATTCGCTGAGACCTTCGACTCAAGCTCTGCGCGCGGGCGAGACATCTTACCCGTGAAGCAGAACGACTTACCATCGAGTTTACCTGATGGCTTGCCCTGCGGTTGCTTGGGTGCCCGTGTCGTATCAATCTCGAAGATGTCATGGAGGGCCTTGATTTCGTCAAGATGATTGACGAGGCTCGTCATGATACGACCAGCCTTGGTTGCTCCGAATCCTGGCGCGGCGGCGAGCTTGTGGAGGCTCAAAGCCTTCCAGTCGTCGAGTGTGGAGACATCAAGCTCTCGCCAGATAATCTCTGCCTGGCGACGACCGAGCAGGTCAATACTGAGGGAGCCAATGAGGTCAGCCATCGAACACTTCCGAGACTTATCAATCTCGGGCAGAATCCGACGAGCAATGCCTTCGCCGACGCCAGCTTGCTTGAACTTATCGATGGTCAAGAAGTAGAGGTCGAAGACGCTGCGAACAACGCCAGCTTCCCACAGCGAATCAAGAACAGAGTCGCCAATGTGCAGAATGTTGCGCTTCTGAATCCATTTGCGCACACGATGCTTCTTGATGTCGTCTGTGTCCTCCCAGTTCTCCATGTAGAGAATCGGTCCCTTACGGAATGTCTTGTTGCCATCGAACTCCGCAGGAACGAAATCTCGACGGTCATCAGCCTTCTTGACAACGCGAACAATCTTGGGAATGACATCGCCAGCGCGGATGACTTCAACGGTATCTCCGAGCTTGACATCAAGGCGTTCGATTTCTGCGACGTTATGAAGGGTCACGTTGGTAATGGTCACGCCACCAACGGAAACAGGCTTGACATGAGCAGTCGGTGCCAGCATGCCTCGCGTGCGCAGGTTCCAAGTCACATCCTCAAGAACAGTGTGACCGCCCATGGCAGGCAGCTTCCAAGCACGAGCCCAGTAAGGGAAGCCCTTCTTTTCTCCGAGCTTCTGCTGGTGTTCGAGGTTGTCAATCTTGACCACGAGACCGTCAATTTCATACTCAAGGTTCGGACGGTCCTGATTTACCCTCTCAACAAGGGCTTCAACCCCATCAGGATTCAAAACGTGAGTCTCAACGGCCCTGAACCCAAGAGCCTCCAAACTTGCGATTTGCTGCTGCACAGAGTTGATTGGCGCGTCGCCTTCGACAACAAGGTCAAAAGCGAAGAAGTGCAACAGGTTGGCGTTGCGTCCATCTGTTCGACGAACGAGACCAGCACCAGCGTTGCGAGGGTTTGCTGTTTCTTCAGACAGGTGCTTCTGCCAGACGGCAAGTGGGAGAATAATTTCTCCGCGCACATGCACCGTGCCCTTCTGAGAGATGGTCAGAGGAACTTGTCGTGCCTTGACAATGTTGTGTGTGACATCTTCGCCTTCCGTACCGTCTCCACGAGTAGCAGCACGAACAAGGCGACCTTCCTTGTATGTCAGAGCGATGCTTGAGCCATCAAGCTTGTGCTGAACAGAGAGTTGAGGATTCTGACCTGCAACATGCTCGACACTCTTGAGCCATGTAGCGAATGCCTTGGGGCCTTCGTCGTGGGTAATCTTCTTGAGAGAACCCATCGGTATTTCATGCTGAACCTTCGTCAGCGCTGAGTCTGTAGGCGCAGATGTCCCGACAGTCAGAAGGAAGGGATGCTCTCGGTCAAGCTCTTCCAGCTTCTCCACGAGTTTGTCATACTCTGCATCAGACA